TAGATTTTATCTTTCCCAAGGAACCTCAATTAAAGTTAAAAGTGGAGTTGATATAAGTTTAGACCTTCAAAAAGAAAAACATCTGCTTATAATGCAAGCTACTTTTTAGAGGGTAGTTATGATGATTTTGTTAAATCATTTACAGGAGAAATTAAAGCTACTGGGGATCCATACCAACTTCTTCATGAGATTGGTCATCATGTTTTTGAACGACAATTAGTACCGCGATCAATGATGCAAGAAGCTTATTCATATATTTATCGTGATAAGATTTTGATCCCGTTTTATGAGCAGGCTCTACCCCAAATAACAGAATCGCAAGCTATTAAATTTATGGGCTATATGAATAATATGTTAGAAGCAAGTGCTTCAAACCAGTTGTCCCCATTTTTATTAGGTAGCCGTGAGCTTTTTATGAAGGAGATATTTACACCCATTTATCCTTCTTTACAGAATACTCTTCGTCAATGGTCACTCCCAATTCGTCTTTACGCTTTGCAAAGTCCTGATGAAACTTTTGCTGAGCTATTTGCAAGTTATTTTTTCAGACCTACAGTAATGTATAATGCCGATGCTGAACTGTATGTTTTCATGGAGAAGTTATTACAGAACATAGCAGTTTCTCCTGAGAAAGTGTTAACTAAGAACCCACTTTGGCAACAAATTTATCAAAGTGTTCGTGCGTTAGGTGTGACTAAGGCTGAAGCTGATAAATTATTACCTGAATTATTAAAATCTCATTTAAGAACAGATCTTTCTCCTGAAGAGATGATCGCTTTTTTCAAAGAAGCTGCCGCTGAAGGTTCGGAAGACTTAAAAAAGCAAATTACTAATTTAATTTCACAATACAGTAAGGGGCCTGAAAAAGTTGAAATGAGAAGTACTGAGTCAATTGTGAAAACTTCAGCTAAAGCTAAAGCTGTTACTCCTAAGGTTTCAACCGTGACTTTAAAAGATATTTCTAAATTTTTGGAGGGTCCTTTAAAACTTACTGATGAAGAAGTGAAAAAGGCATTGAGTAAAATTATTGATCAAACAATGAGTGGTAAGCTTACTTTGAAAAAAGTTTTAGAGAAGCTCACGGCTGTACAAGAAGGTAATAAGGAGGCTAAAAAATGGCTGCTAAATTTACTGAAAAAATAACCCATTATTTAGGTTATGTAATTCGCCAACGAGATAACTCAATAGTTGGAACCTGGCTTTGGAAAGGTGGTAACATGTCTATCAGTACTAGTGATAGAGAGTTAGATTCTTATACACGTTCGCTTAAGTGGTTTTCTAATCAGGATTTAATTCAGGGTGTAATAACGTTACAATATGCGATAAAAGATTCTGTAGGTTTAAGTCCAATAGAACTTTCAGTTTTGTTATACCCTGAATATCTTTGTATTACAGCTGATCAGTTAAAAGATAAGAAAATTAAGTTAATGGCTAATGATGGTAAATCAGTTTCTCCTATTCCTAAGGTTTTGAGGGGTTATGTTTTAGAAAGTATTAGGGGACGAGAAATTACGATTGGTGTATGGACAATGTCTTCTGAAGGAATTGTTGCAATTTCATCAAGTAATACTTTTTTACGTGCTTTTAATAATATTAAAGATAAATTAGAGACTATAAGATTAACTCCTGATGGTGTAGAGTCAATCCCTTTAAAATTTAAAGACGCTACTTATTTTGATGTTAATTTAAAATTATCTTCTAATTTCTTTTTAGTTCCGAGCTGGGGAATTGAAGGTGAAATTAAAAAGGAGTATCGTTAAAATGACTGATAAAGTTAAAGATTTAGGTTTAGGAACTTCATTTAACATTGAAAATTTTGAAGATGAAGAGGAATTAACCGCTGATAACCTTGGAAAATTTGATGAGTTTAACCTTCCTGATAATTCAACAGCAGCTTTTACAGAGATTGCAAAACGAGTTTTAGATGAATTACGTACTAATCCAAAAATCAAACCTACAAGTTGGGGTGAAGTTTTGCGGGGGCTTGAATTAATGATTAAATTCAAGCAAGAGTTTAAACCAAAGAAGGATGATAAATCGATGGAAGCTGCTGTTGAAGCCTTAAATGAATTTCAGAATGTTCTTGGAAAGACTAAAGTTAAGTAAATGAAGCGTAATGAATTTGAAAAGAAGATCTTACAATTACGTAATCATTGTCAAAGTAATTTTCTTGATTACTTGAAGTTTGTTTTTAATTTTCCATATGCTGATATGCACAAAGATTGGGTTTCAGCCTTGATGAATGAAACCAAGTTAGCATTTGCAGCCCCTAGAGCCCATGCTAAGTCTTCTCTTGTTTCAATTGCTTATTCTACGTGGCGAATAGGACGAAATCCTAATTTACGAGTTAAAGTAATTACCAACTCTCTTGATAAAGGACGTGAAATCGTTTCAGCTGTTTCGACAACAATTTTGTATAATAAGAGATTTAAGTTAGTTTTTCCTAATGCTGTTCCTTCTAAACTACGTTTTTGGACTAGAGACCGTTTATATATTGATAGACCTCTTGTATTACGTGATCCTACCTTTGAAGCTCGAAGTATTTTATCAACTGGAGCTGGTGGAAGAGCAGACTTGTTAATTGGCGATGATACAGTTGATAACCTTAATTCTGTTACTGCAGGCCTTCGTCGAAAAGTAAAAGAAGCTTTTTATGATGTGTGGATGAATACCTTAGAGCCTCAGGGTAGTCAAGTAGTTTTAGTAGGTACAATTTGGGATGAGGATGATTTGTTATCTGAAGTTTTGAGAAATAAAGAGTGGGGGTACCGTAAGGTTTGGGCTATTAATGATAATTTTGACCCTTTGTGGCCTCAGGTTTGGACACGTGAAAAGTTATATCAGAGGTGGAAATCAAACACGTTAGCTTTTGATAAAGGTTTTAGACAGCAACCAATTAGAGTTGAGAATGCTTTATTTCCCCCTTCTTGTTTCAAACAACGAGAGAATTGGTATCTTACACCTGGATCACGCCCTCCTGAGTTTGCTTTAGTTGATGATGCTTTAATCAAAATTTATGCTGGGGTTGATATTTCAGCGGGTCATAGTAATGATTATTCAGTTTTTTATTTTGTTGGAGTTAATGTAGAAACTAGAGTTAGGTGGCCAATTGATATTATCAGGGTTAAACAACCTTCCCCTGATGTTACACGTTTATTAATTAAGAAAGCTGAATTATATCGACCAGAGGTAATTATGGTAGAATCTAATGCTACTCAGAGAATGTTACAAGACTGGATCTCTGAAGTAGTTAATTTACCTCTTAAACCTTATTATACAGGAAGTCAAAAGCATTCTTTGACAATTGGAGTCCCATCTCTTAGAGTTGAACTTGATAATAATATGTGGGCAATTCCCACATGGGATCACTCGATTGAGTGTAACTGTGCTTGGTGCCAGTGGAAACGTGAAGTTCTTTCTTTCCCTTATATTAAAAAAGATGATGTTGTAATGGCGTGGTGGTTTGCTAGGGAAGCAATTCGACTTTATTTAGAGCATAAATCTAATAGATCAGGTTACATAGTTGTTGAAATCTAACCCTTGATTCTTTTAAAATTTTTGAGATAATTATGTTGAAGGAGAAAAAATTGCCTTACTCAACATTAATTAAACTGAAAAAATTCACCCCACTTCAAAAGAAGCAACTACTTGATGAACATCGGATTTTTCATGCGTGGTGGCATTCATTAAAGAATGGTAAAATTTTAAGAGATAAAAAGACGCATAAATTAATTACACGGGATACAGTTAGAAAACGACATCGTTTAATTGTATCTAAGATCTTTAATGTTGGTTTTTGTCATCACATGATTGATTCTTTAGATCAAACTTTACCAAAAACTTTAATTAAGTTAAGTAAGAAGTGCTCAAAGGAGTAACTAATGGCTGAACCATCTAAAAACGCTAGAGGTGAGGTAAAAAAATATTTAAATCCTTTTATGCAGTGGTGTGATAATAAGTATCCTTACACTTTTCATGTTCATTGGGCTTCTGTACTTCATGGTGATCTTAGGATGGGTTATTGTGGTTCATTGAATTATTTGATTGGTGTTACTTTATTTTTATTTAAAAAAGGGAGGACAATTCAACGACCTAATGGTCTAAAAGGATGGTCAAGATTCCTTCAGATTGTAAATAACCCCTCTAATTTTAAATTAAATTTTAAGACTGGTGAGATACAGGGACAACATAGTCTTGGTGCAACAGTTAAACCAATTGAACCTAAAGCTTGGTTAAAAGTTAAAAAATATGTAGCTCCTCCTGGTGAAATTACAGCTCGAAAACTTCGTAAGTGGTGGGCTTATATGATTAAAGTTGATTCAGGTTATGTACAACATTTAACTCGAAAAGAAGATGAGTTTGAATTTTATTTTACTAATGGAAAAACTTTCAGAGGTCGTTATATTTTAAGACCTTATGGAAGTAATTTTAATTTTTTCTCATCTGATATTGGGTCTAATAAATTTTTATTTTCAAGAAGTTTAGCAAGTAAGTTGAAAGAAGGGAAAGAAATTTCAGGTTTTTTATGGATTAAAGCTGAAGATCAGACTCCTTATGTATTAGGTCGTGGTGTAAAGAAGAGATTCATCCCACCTCAGAAGCATTCAGGACTTCCTCATGAATTAAAAATCAGAATTCCTCAGAAATTCCAGTATTGGCATGCTACCTCCGAAGCGAAACGTATTGAAATTCGTGATCAATTGTTTGCTTCTTTGAAGCACGAACGTCAACTTCAATATTTGAAACTAGGTGATTGGAATCGAATCAAATTGGTTTAAATTGTGTACCCCTTGACAAGTTTGTGATACTCAGTTATTTTGAGAGTAATGATTCATAACGCAAAATCATAAACTTTTTAGAGAAAGGAGGTGTACTGATGAGATTTGATAATGGACTTTTTCAAATCACCCCCGATTTTGTAAGAGCTCCAGATGAAGTTTCAAAGAAGATTGCACAACCAGGTGAACTTGTAATTGCTGGTTATGCAACAACTTTTGACAAGGGTTTAGATAATGCAATGTTATTCAATCATGACCAGAATCGGCCCATTGGCCGAATTTATAAGTCTAAAGTTGATGATCGCGGTTTATTTATTACAGGCGTGATTGATAAGTCTGAACCTGAGATTCAAGAGAAGATTAAGTCGGGGACCCTTAGTAAGTTTTCTATTAGGGGTAGAATTATGGATTCTCATGAGCATTGGGATGAAACTGCTAATAAGTCAACAACTTCAATTGATGAATTGAAATTATTAGAAGTTTCTGTTGTATCAGTTCCTGCAGTTGCAGAAGCTGATATTAATTCTTGGTATGTTCAACGAAATGCTTTTGGTGATTCTATTCCCCCAACCCAAGAAGGAGGAGGTGACAACATGTCAGATGAAAACAAAAATTCTAATATGAATGAGGACAGTGGTAATCTTAATGAAGATGAAGTGGTTACTGGTGCTGAAGAGACCATTGAAAATGATGATCTTGTTGAAGCAATTGAATCCAGTCAATTAGAGTTACTGTTAGATCTTGATGAACGAGTTACAAGTTTAGTTTCAAGGACTGAAGAGGTCATCCAGGCTGTGAATTTAGATGCTATTATGAAGAAGCTTGATGAGATTCAAAGTGCACTTGCAAAGGTTCTAAGTGCAGTAGAGAAGATGCCTTACCCAGCACCCGCAGAAAAGTCTGCAGATGGTAGTACAGATGATAATGCGGATGGTGATGATAGCACTGCAGGAGCAGCGTCCAGTTCTTCCAATGATTCTGCTTCTGAAATGAAAGCTGCAGTTGAGACTTTGACTCAAGAGTTAAAGGAATTAAAAGAGACTGTACTTGTTCGGGGTGAACAAACTAATGAAACTCCAACAAAGTCAGCTCGAGAAACTTTAATTGAATCTGAAGTATATCGGAATGCAGATCCTTCGGAGAAGCTTCGGTTACTTTGGGATATTAAAGAAAATCAAGAAGGAGGTGAAAAATAATGTTAGATCCTATTCAAGAACTTCGGAGAGCATTAGGAGAAACTACTGGAGGTAGTTATGAAGGGGTTAGTGATATTCTCCCAACTGAAGTAGATAAGATTATTACTCAGATGGTTGAACATCTAAATCCAATTCGAGTTAATATTCCTCGAAAACCAGGATCAGGTGCTGGAGTTTATATTAATCGTAGGACTCCCGGTTCTGATAAAGCTGTTTTTTACAGTGATACCGATTCTTTTACGGAAGAGACAGGTACGTACGCTCAAGTAGCATTCCTGTATAAGACTCTTGGTACACAGGGGAAAGTTACTCGTAAAGCTCAGGCAATTGGTGCCAAGTATATTGACATCCTTGCTACTGAGATGGAATCAAAGGCAGAGGATTTTAAGGATAAAGAAGAGTATGCCCTTTTTTGGGGTGACTCATCCGCAAACGCGAAAGAGTTTGATGGCTTATTTGCTCTTTGTGATTCCGGTAATATTATTCCTGCTGGTTCAGATGGTGCTGGAGGAACTTTAACTCCGCAAATGCTGGATGAAGCAATCGATGCTGTCAGAGGTACTCCATCATTTCTTGCGTGCTCTAAAAGAACACGTAGGCGAATCCGTGCTCTATTACAGGCTCAACAAAGGTTTGTAAATGTAATGAAAGTTAAGGGCGGCTTTGAGGTGCTAAGTTACAATGATGTACCAATTCTTGTTAGTAATCAAATTCCTGATACTATTGCTGTTGGTACTGATTGTACTACTATAACATCTATGACAGGTGGAACTTTAAGTTCATTGTTCTTGGTTGATACAAGTAAGGTATTTATTTCAGAGTTAACTCCTCTGAAGGTTATGCCTTTAGCCAAGTCAAGCAGCCAGTATGATGAGTTTGATATTTTTACTGATGAAGTGTTAGCCAGTCGGGATCCTGAAGCTGTTTCGGTAATTCTAGGTATTCAATAAGAATCCTAGATTTTTAGGTAGACTAAAAACCCTCATTAGAATTTTCTGATGAGGGTTTTTTTCTGCTTAAAATTCTCTTGATTCAATTTGGAAAATGTTATAAGTTTAATTAATGAAGTTATTTTAAATTTTTAAAATAGGAGGTTGAATGGTGTTCACTTTAAAATATACTGGTCCATTTGTTGGAGAGTATTGGGAAATACCCACTTACTTAGAAGTTGTTCAAGTTAAAAAGGGTATTTGTAAAGTTAAACATTTAAACACACGTGATGCTTTATTGATGCAGGGTTTTATAGAGATTACACAAGGTGTAGAAAAAAGTGTGACTAGTGATGAACCCCCACAGAATCAACCCCAACCTAAAACAGTATTGAAAAATAAAAAATTAACCCCTCAAACTGAAAAAGAACAGAAAGTTATTGAGATGTTTAAAAATGGAAGAGCTTCGATTACTATGATTGCTAAAACATTAAAGATGAAACAAGTTAAAGTAGAGCAAATTTTATCCACATATTCTGAGGTAGTTGAGGGTAGTTAAAAGGAGGTACCTCCACGTGTTTAAACAATCTTTCCCGTCTGGTAAAGTCCAACTTAGCTTTGATTTTACTGTTAATGGTCAGAGTGTGTTGGTCACTGATCCAAAAGCAGATCTATTTGACTTATCAAGAAATGTAATAGGAACATATGATTTAGTTTGGGAAACTTCTCATTATGTTACTTATATTACAGCTCCTGCTACTTTAGGAAGTTATTTCGCAGTAGGGCGTGGTGAATATTCAAATCAAAACTTAATTGCTCTTTCTCAGTTTTCATTTAATGTTATTTCTTCAGGGGCGACTGAATTAGCTACTTTAGAAGAGGCAAAAAATTATTTACGGATTACTGATTTTTCTGAGGATGAGTTTATTAAAGCATTGGTGTTAAGTGCTTCGGCTGCAATTTTATCTTTTACTCAGTTAAAAATAGGAAGCACTTCGGTTACTGAAGAATATTTAATTAAGGATTGTACATCATTTGGATTACGGTATTTTCCTTTAATTGATATTTCATCATTAAGTCTTGAAACAGTGGGTACTGGTACAACTTCTAGTGATAGTTTAACAGAAGATGAAGACTATATGATTGATCGAAATATTGGGTTAATTACTTTTTTTAGTCCAGCAACTGGATTATTAAAATGTAGTTATACATATGGTTTAACAGAAATCCCAGCTCCTCTTAAATTAGCTTGCTTGAAATTAGTATCTGCTTTATATAATTTACGTGAATCAGAAGGATTTTCAAGTAGGAGGTTATTAAGTAATACAGAAAATTATTTAAGAGATGAAAAATTAGACATTTTTGCTGAAATTAGGAGTATTGTTCAAGTTTATAAACGTTCATTAGTATGAAAGGAGATTTAGTTAGTCATGGCGCAAATTACTAAACTACAAGCTATTACTTTTACGTCGGATGATCAAGTTTCTTTCCTTAACACAGTTTTACCTCTTCTCAATTTAAAGATTCCTGTAATTGCAATAGGCAATGATAATGTTGAATTAGCTAAGTCTTTAGGCTGCAAGGTATATACAGGAGGAAAAACATTTGGTCGTAAGTTGTTAATTGGACTACAGAAAGCACAGAGTGAGTTTTTCCTTTTTATTCATCCTAGTATTTCTTTAGTTGATCTTTCATTTCTTAAAAAGGCCACTGATATTTTGACATCATCACTGAGTACTGGTTTTGTAGTACCTGGTTTAGATAAATCAACTGGGCCTCAAGGTTTTAAGACACGTGATGAAGCGGGGCCTTTATTAAAAATTTCACCTCAATGTTTTATTTATCGGACTAAAGAGGCCTTGAATTTGTTAGAACCAATTGTTTCAACTAAGTGTCAAACACAGAATTGTGTTCATTTAGCAACTTTACAATTACTTGAAGGTGGAATTCTTTCATATGTCATTCCTGAGTGTACGACTACAACAAATTTTAAATTTAAAGAGACCCCCTTTACTTACTTAGATGTTGCCTCACCTAAACTAAGCCCACGTTTGTACTATATGTATCGAAAATCACCAGAAATTCCTATGAATGCTGCTAAATTATTTTCCCCCGATCAAATTTTTTCTTATAAAGTTACAGAATTACCTACTATCCCAGAATCTTCTTTAGTCTTCTTTTTGAAAGAGGGGGATGATTTCCATGAGTTAATGACTAAAGATTGGATTCAACGATTGTGTAACTCCCCCGATCCATTTATTGTCGGTTATGAATTTCCTATTACTTCTGTTTGGTCAGATAATACATCTTCATTTAGTTTAGGTAGTGAAGTTACCTGGGAAGTACGAGCTTTTAAAAAGATGGGTGATTTAAGTAAGCGAATTTTAGTCAACCCTTATTATGGAGAACAACTACCACGTGAAGGATTACGCCCAGTAGGTTCACCCATTGTTCATAAGGTTTCTTCTATTCCTAATGGTATTACTACTTTAATCCCGTTTAATTTACCAATTTTAACAATTGCAACTATGATGAAAGATGAAGAACGAAATCTCACTTCTTATTTAGGTGCTGCTTGTACTTTTGCTAATGAAGTTGTTTTAGTTGACACAGGTTCAATTGATAAATCTCGAGATTTCGCAAAACATTCAGGGGTAAGATTATTTGAACATGAGTTGATTGATGATTTTTCAGCCCCAAGAAATGTTTATCTGAAAGAAGCTAGAGGTGATTGGCTATTACAACAGGATATTGATGAATTGATTAATTATAAAGATTTGTACACTTTATTAATTCAAATTCCTCAGGGTGTTGATGCTGTTCAATTTAAGGTACATAATCTTACTCCTGAGAAGGGTGTTATAATTTATCAAGATGCGATTCGGTTATTTAAGGATCCAAATACGTGGAAATATACCGGACGAGTTCATGAGACAGTCGAAGAAACAGCCGCACTTCGCAATGTCGTTACAACCCAAAAACCTATTATTTTTCATTTAGGATTTTTAAGTCCTAAAATGAAAGAAAAATTATTAACTTACCGGAAATTAATTAAACAGCAATTAAATGAAAATCCAAACGATTGCAGACCTTATTTTAATTTAGCATTAGACCTCTTGAATGATTCCGAGGAAAAGCCTGAAAATATAGATAAAGCAGCAACTCTTCTTCAAAAAGCGGTTGAGTTGAATCCCACTTTTACATTAGCGTGGTATGAGATAGTTAGGGTTTATGGAGTAAAAATGTTAGAAGCTATTAGTCATTTAATTACTGTAATCCCAGAAGGTCATCCTATTGAATCACAAGTTGAAGAAGTGTTAACTGTACTAAATAAATTTACTAAAAGGTATGTCTTCAAATGAAAATGAATTTAGTAGGATTTAATTCTCGAAAATTAGATTTTCAAGTTAAACGGTATTTGACAGGAGTGATCCCCACTCTTCATTGTAAGAAGAATGAAGAAATTTTATTAAATTATTCATTTACACCTAGTACTACTTTACGATTTACGTTAATTTCTGATATTGAATCTGTATTGTGTACTTTAAGTGGTAATCCTTCAGATGAAAGTTTAGCTCTTATTCAAATGTTTCCAACAGTTACATCAACAACTTTCTCAAAGTTAACTAGTTTAGTTTGTGATAAAGATTGTGATTTGAGTATTTACGCTCCTGAAGAAGTAAGTATGTTAGTAGGGACGGTTGAAGGAGCTTTGTATGCAGATCGACGAGCTTTGGGGACTGATGAGTTAAATCGTGTTACTATTGTAAGTACTGAAGTTTTGGTATGCGCCCCTAAAACAATAAATGGTATAGTTTCAACTTATGATTTACGTACAAATGATTTACTAGTTAATGAAAGTGAGAATATTTATTATTCAGTCTTGAAAGTACAAAAAGCTTTTGATCGTAAAGGGAGTTTTCATCACTGGGAGTTAGATGTGATTAGTACAGGGGAACGTGAATGAAGATTAGTGTAATGATTCCATCTATTAAGTCAATTCGTGAATCAATTGATAAAAAGATGGATCAAACAATTGATGTTATTTACAATAATGTTCAAGAATTAGTTAATGGAACACCCCTGACTAAGAAACAACGTTTGTCTCACCCTTATTCAAGAGCTAGTAAAAAAAGTAACTCGATTGTTGTACATGTTCAATCAGGGAATCTTAAGAAAGCTCTTAAAAGAACAAATTCTGGGATTACAGTTGACAGCTCAATTGCTCCTTATTTTTATTATGTGATAAAAGGAACTAAGAAAATGGTTCCACGACCTTTTATTCAAGCAGCAATTGGCAAGTCTCTTCCAGAGATTAGGAAGATTTGGAGGACTTGATGATTAATTTATTTGAAATTCAACGTGAGGTTGCTTCGGGGATTGAAGAAATTTTAACAACTTTAGATCAAACTTATTTGATTGGTTTGACCCGTACTCCCGTAATAGTTACTGATCTCCCCGAAGAGGTTGATACACCATCAGTATTTTTAAAACTCGAGGACGCTTCGGGTAAATTACCAGAGGCTTATTTTGCTATTAATGGTACTTTACAAGTACGATTATCGATTGAATCTGGGAATACTATGATTTCTAATGTTACTCAGTCGTTAGAAAGTGAATTACGAAGTTATTTAACTTCACGTTTAACTACAGATCATTGTTATTTTACAGGTACAATTTTAAAGGTTAAACGTGGTATCCAGACTATTGAAGATATTATAATATTAACTTATAGTTTTAAGTTACAAGGAGTGGAATCTTTTGACTAAAGTAGAAGAGAGGAAATGGGAGTGCAGTAATTGTCATTCAACTTTAGGATTCATTGATGGCACAGATATCTTACGGTTGAAATATAAAGATCTTTATTTCTTTGTTAATGTTTTGATTGGAACATCGCAAGTTAAAGTTTTATGTAGAAAATGCGGTAAGATTAATACATTAATTATTTCTACAACTCCTGAAAAACATTTGGAACCCAAAGTAATGGAATTAGAGAAATTTTTTTAAAGGGACACGTTGCTTTTTGGGGACGTTTCAAGTACACTATGAAGTAGGTTGAGTTTAATTTGATGTGATTTGTTGAGGTTTAGTTAAATAAGTTATGTAAAATTTAAGAGAAAGGAGGAAATTTTTTAATGAATACACCGACTTATACAACTAAACGGTTAAGCTTTGGTCCTGGAGTTCTTTACATCGGTGCTGCAGGGGCTACTCCAATGACTGATATTGGAGCAGTAAAAACGGGAGCGACACTGACCATTACTCGTGATAAGTTAGAAGTTAAACAAGGTTCACCTGAGTCTTTAATTAAACAGTGGGTCGTTTCAGAAACTGTTAAATTAGATGTAGTAGGACTTGAGTGGAATTTGGACAATCTCCAATATGCTATTGGCGCTGGTGTAATTTCAACAAACGGTGATGAGACAGATTTTGGTCTTGGTGGTGATATGGAAGTTACTGAAGCATCTCTTAAGTTTGTACATCAGATGCCTGCAGGTGGAACTGTTGAAATTGATATTTGGAAAGCTCAGTCTGCTGGTGAACTTTCTGTGAGTTTTGGGAATGATCCTCATGAATTTCCTTACTCATTTATTGCTCTTGATTCAACTACTGATTGGTCTGGATCTGCTTTAGATAGTAAAGCGAAATTAGTTAAGATTGCTTTAACAGGGACTTGGACTTAATCTGAATATATTAATTAGTAAATCTTTGACGCCTTGGAGGTGCTTTTACTATGTCAGTATTTGAAGAATATGTATCGGGAAACACGAAGATTACTCTAAACAGTGGAACTGAAATTGATGTTATCCCTCTTGTTTGGGGTAAAGAACTGAAAATTTATAACATTTTAACTAAAGCTTTTAGTAAGCTAGACTTTGAAACAGGTGAGGATGGCTTACCCATTCTAAATAGTGCTTCAACTCAATCATTTCTTGTAAATTTTGCTAATGAAATTACACAAATTGCTTCAATTGTTCTTGGAAAAGACGCAAAGTGGATTGAGTCAAACCTGAATTCTAGTGATATTGTGGATTTTATTCTCCCTTTATCATTAGGCATATACGGAAAGATCAACAAGGGGATGACAGCAGCAGTAACAGATTTATCAGAAGAGATGACTCAAGAAGTAGAGGGGTAAATTCAACTTCTGATTTTGAAACTGCAATAACGCAAATTGTTGATTTTTTCGCCTCCCAATATGGGTGGTCACCTCAACAAGTCTTCGACTTGACAAGAAATACGATTGAGGGTTTACTAGTAGTAGCCCAAAAACGTATTCAAGAGCAATATAAATTTTATGCAAGCTTGTTAGGAGCTGAGCTTACAGACGATGAAATGGGGGTTGAAACACAAGATCCAAAGAAGCTACTTGCTCAGATAAAAGATTTTGGGGTAGATTTTGAAATTAAGGATGGCAAGTAGATGGCAGAAGAATATGTAGTTGAATTAAATGTAGAAAATACGCAGGATCTTGATAAGGTTACTAAACAACTTCAAGAAATTCAAGAACAGAGCCAGAAGCTCCAAATAAGTTTTCTTGGACTTCAGTCTTCACTTCAATCAAATAGTACTATTACCGCAAAAGAATTAGTTAAATTACGGGATAGTACAGTTCAAACTTCTGCTGCAACTGATAAACTTGCTAAGAGTGTTAGTGAGTCAACAAAAGCATTAGAAAATTCCCAAAAAAGTATTTTTACTGCAACAAATGCTTTGAAGGCTGTGAAGATAGCCGCTTCTGCGGCAGCTTTATCTATCGGTTTTTATGCTGCTACGGTTTCATCTAACCAAGTTGCGACCCGGACTTTTACTAAGTTACAAGATCTTTATCAGAGAACCATGCAAGCTGCAGCTCGAGGAACTGCTCGTTTTGTAGTTCAACATAAAATTTTAGGAACTGTTTTAGCACAAACTTATATTACGTTAACTAATTCTCAAGTTGCACTTAGTCGTCTCAACACAGTTTTTGGACCTTTGCTTAAAGGGGTTACAGCTGTAGGAGTTGGATTTAAGAATGTTACGGCAAGTGTAGGTACTTTTGCTACTAAAGTGATTGGTCCATTAGCTGGTGCTTTTGTAAAACTTGGTTCTTCTCTAGAACCTGCTTTAGCACCTCTTAAAAATTTAGCTGTTATTATTGGAACTAATTTAGGTGATAAGTTAAAACCCATTCTCACTTTTGCTGGGACATCTTTTCTTAAATTTAAAGATACATTAGTAGGAGCAATGGGAACTGCTTCAACTCATGTAGGTAATTTTACTAAAGTAGTTGGGGGTAAATTTAAAACTTTATTTGAATCTATTTCAAAACTTGGAATTAAAGGTGTACTTGTAAAGCCTTTTACTATGATGACCGCCAGTTTTTTAATTTTGGGTGGTAAAATGTTAGGAATTTCTAAGGCTACAAAAGGGCTAGGAAGTGCTTTTTCAAGTCTTGGTTTTACGTTAAGCCACACTTCACGTTTCACTCGGATGTGGAGTTCTACCATGTCTGCTGTTGATAAAACTCTTCCTGGCACATCTGCACGTTTACAAAACGTTTCTCGTGGTTTTGGAGACATCGCTAAAAATATTGGGGTTAATACTTCTGCTATTCCTGGATTATTAGATGCCCTTGGTAAGCTCGCTATGAAATATTTCTTGGTTTACCAAGCACAGATTACTTTAGCTCATGTTGGTGAAGCTGTGGGAGAGAAGATGACCCGTGCTGGAGAAGCGATAATTGAGCAATACTCGGAAGCTTATATGGCTAGTGCTGAAATGGTCAGAACTCAAATAGATTTAAACCGTGCAGTAATTCGATATCATGAATTATCAAAAGATACTTCAATGAGTACCAAAGATTGGGTACACTGGACTGATAAATTAGCAGTCGCTTCAGGGAAAAATTTAGTTGAAATGCGTAGAGTGACCGGATCACTTTTAGATTTTGCCGCTTTATATGGTTTAAACCAAAAAGAAACTAAGCATTTTATCTCTTTAATGACCGATGTTTCTACGTTTTTGGGAAAAGATGTATTTGATGCTTTACAGCATGTACATGGTGCTATGGCAGGGTATACTAGATCAGCACAAATTTTAGGTGTTAATATTGATCATTTACGCGAAAAAACTAAATTCTATGAGGATCAACTTCGTAAAGAAGGAGGTGAAATAGGTAAATCAGTACACCAAAAAGCTCAATTACTTGCTCTTATTAGTGAATTAAATTATTTACATGGTGTTAATAATCATGTAATGAAAACTGCTTATGGAATTACAAAGCAGTATGCTGTTTCTCAGGAACTTGTCGCGGCACAAATTGGGAAGAATGTTGCACCAGTTTTGAATGTTTATTATAAAACATTAACCAAACTTAATTTATTACTTGCAAGCCCTGGAATCGCTAATTACGTTAATTCATTAAAGGCAGTAGGTGGTGTGACCCTCTCTTTAACAGGGATGGTTGTTAAATTTGCAGCTAAACTGTTTATTTTATTTGAGACCCTTTCTTTAATTGAAAGTGCCATGACATTATTAAATAAATCATTTGGCGTCTTTCAATTTGTTCAAGGTACTGCACTTGCTTCTTTAGTTAGACAAGAGGGTAATATGTTAAAACTTAATCTTACTACTACTGCTTTAAGTAAAACTTTTTCAGCCTTGGGGGCTTCATTTAAACAAAATGTAATTTCTTCTTTTAAAGAAGGGATAAAGGCTGTAAAAAGTATTACAGCATCTTTACGAACTTATATTGCAACTCTTTTTACAGTCCGCAGTCTACAACCTGGAATTGGTGAAACTTTATCTGCATTTATGGCACCAAGTGCTGGAAAAGGTTTAATGACTCAAGCTAAAGCTTTTAGTACCGGATTGTATACCACCTTATTTGCATCAGGTTTACAAGTAAGTAAGAAGGTAGCTCCTGAGGTCAAGAAGCATGCAGCACAAATGCTTGATTTGTATAAATTATCAGGTAAAACCTCTGAAGGTTACAAGGCTTGGGCCGAGACTTTGACTATCTTTGGCGGTGAAATGTCAAGATCTTCTAAAGTAATGACAGTATTTCGAGGAGCTCTTTCTAAGATTAGTTCAATTCCAGTTATGAGTTGGATTATGAAACTTGGTAGTTTTATAGGTGAGTTAGTAAAGAAGTTTGGTGTGTGGGTTACTTTTATTTGGGGAATAGTAGATGCCTTTACATCTGCTTTTTTACCAGCTATTCAATCAGTAATTGGAAGTAATAAAGAGTTTGCAGGGGTTTTATCTTCCATTGGTCAAATTTTGAAAGCATTATTGAGTGTTTTTACTGCTGCCTCACCTATTATCTCTAAATTTATTACTTTAATCGTTCATGGATTTGGTTTCTTGGTTGCTAATTCATTAGCAGCTGTTTCTATAGCGATTGGTTTATTATTAAAAGGTTTTGGTAAACTTTTAACGGTAGTTAGTTACACCTCGAAAATTTTGTCTCACCTTCCTAAATCATTAGGAGGTGATGCATTTAAAGCTGTATCTAAAGCTACTGAATCTTTATCTGATGATTTAAGTACTCTTGGTGAGGGCATGGTTCAAATTGGTATTCAAACCAATAAGAATGCAATGAATATGATTGGGTATGGAAATGCTACAGGACATCTTAAACAACAAATGGCTCAATTACGAAAAGAGTTGAGCAAATCACTTCAAACTCGTCAAGATGAACTGGGTTTGAATTTACAAGTATCTAAATCTTATCGAACTTTAATGTTAGCAGCAACAGATCTAGGAGCAGCTTATGAGAAGTTTGTTAAATTTCAAGATAAGTTAAAGAAAGGATCAGATGATGAAGGTAAATCGATTCATGAATTGACTGCTTTAAAACGTGAAGGTGCAGATGTTACTAGAGAGTTAGAAACAGCCCGTCAGAAATTAGTTAAACAGTTTGAAGGTGTAGTTAAGGGAACTAAATCTGAAATCAGTCAAACTCAAGCTTTAGTAGGCGCTTATGCTAATTATGTTAAACAGAGTGGAGATGCCGTAGATGCCCAAAGAGCCATATCTACAACTAGTGCATCAATGACTAGAATTTGGAGTGGTCTTAATAAAGTTGCGCAAGGGCAGGCTGGTGGAATTTCAGAAGTTGCAGATTCATATTTTAAACTATCCACACACTTGAAAGAGATGGCTACGAAAGCAAGCCCTTCTTTGAGAGCCGCTTTACTTACTACTGCTAAGGCATATGAAGTAGAGGGTAATAATTTAAATAAACTCCTCAAGTCTTCAAATGATAAAGTACTTGTTGATGATAAATTAATCGCACAAGCTGTTAAGGTAGCATTAGGAGTGTCATCGGTAAATAGTACTTTAAAGGAACAAGAAACTCTTTATAAGAATTTAACTTCTTTATCCTCAGGCACTTCAAATTCACTTAAATCACTGGCTACTACATATAGTAAGGATTTAAATTTGTCAGTTGAAGATAGTGCAGCACTTCAGTTACAGTTAGCTCAGATTAGTGAGGTGGGTGCTCGAAAAGTGCAAGCAGCTATGAGTGGTCAAGTTGGAGCTTTAGATGAATATCGTAATTATTTAACTGTAGTTCAAAAGACAGAAAATGATTCTTTACATACAACAATAAAAACAGCTGAGGGTAGGAAACTTTTAAATAATATATTAGAACAACAAAAAGGATTTGCAGCTTCATTAAGTGACCAGTTAAAGCAAGAAGGAGCAGTATCATTAAGTTTAATTCAAAAAATTACTGCTCATACAAATGCAATTAAAGCACATGCATCAGTTGTGAAGGCATTAATACATCTTCAAACTGTTCGATTAAATCTATGGGATAGTGAACTTGCTTTAAGGACCAAGTTAACTTCTTTGACATTGCAGGGGCAGTCAACTCAAGAGAAAGCAAACGCAACTCATACACGATTAGTTGGTTTATTACAGCAAAGTGCTGTTGCTTTTGCAAGTACTGGAAGGCATCTCAATGCTTTTGATAAATATTTGAACGGGACATTGGAGCCTGCCGATGCTGCCCGTGCTATAATTAGTAGTTTATCAACAAATACTGATGAACTTAGTAAGACAATAAGGTCAAAGTTATTATCAGCTTTAACTTCTGAGATAACATCTATGAGAACGTTGCAAACTACTAATGCTCAAGTAGCTAAGGAGATTAAAAATCTTGAAAATGTTATTCACCCAGTTCACACAGCTTTTGGGGCATTTAGTAGAACTGTTGCCGAGTTACGAACTTCTAGTAGTGAACTTGCTAAGAGAGAAGGAGATACCACTTTAGCTTTCCAAGATCAAAGTGTTACATTACAAACAGTTGGGAGTTTCCTAGAAAATTTACATTCTAAGGTAACCCAACTCCATCCTGGTACATCAGCACTTGCAAAAGAGGTTTTAAATCTATCTTCAAAACTATTAAACTTAACAAAAGTTGATGCTACTGCATGGGCTTCTTCATTAACAGGTGTTTTTTCGGAACTTGAACAAAAAACTCGGGATACGGCTAAGGCGAGTGATTTAATTCGGCCCGCTATTTTAAATTCAGTGTTTGGGTTTTCATCTTTACATAAACAATTAACAGAGCTTGACCCTTCTTTGGCAAAAGTAGCTTCAAATTTAAAGGATAATGCGGCTGTAATGTACACTTCATTGCAAGGAACCGATGATTATTCAGCTAGTTTAGGTAATCTGAGTACTTTGGAAAACCAAATTCAGGACACTTTAGCTCAGGTATTACCTAGTTTTAATGACCAAGTAAAACAGCTCGTTTCTGGGGGAGAGGCTACAGCTGAGATAAAGACTAAAACCTCAAGTTATATTGGTGTATTAAAAGGATTATTAGGGGTTTTATCTAGTGTTAGAGACGCCCGCGAGAAGACATTATCTCAATTAACAGCTCAAGCGACTTTACAAGAGGGGTTAATTTATTCGACTGACGAAGCTCGTAAAGCAGCTCAGAAACTTGCAGATGTTTCACTTGAAAAATTGCAGAGTCAATTTCCTGAATTAACAAAGAAGCAATTAGAAGTTGCTCGAACTATTGCCTTATATGGTTATAATGCTGATATGGCCTCAAAAAGGGTTGCTGAGGGGAATAAGTATATTTCCCAAACTCTTCAAGAACAAATAATTAGTTGGCAGCAGGGAGAAGATGCTGTAAATGATTTTACACAAGGATTGAATATTCTTGGAGCGTCTGCTGCTCAAGGAGTAATTCAAAGTTTGTCAGATGTAAATCAAAAAGTTATTACTATGGGTGGATATATGAATGCAGCTGGTTTAATGGCCAAAGAAAATTTTGCCAAAACAGCTGTAGATGCTATTGGAAAATTTAATACCGCTATAGTTGATTCGATTGCTTATGGTAAGAAATTTCAGATGAGTTTTAAAGAAGTGATTCAAAGTTTTATTGCAGGCATGGTTCAAGCATTATTAAAACTTATTGAGTTGAAGTTGGCTATGGCAGCTATGAAATCGTTTGGGTTTGGATTACCTTTTAAATCTGGGGGTATGGTTCCTGGATTTGCTACTGGTGGTATAGTACCTGGTTATGGGGAAGGTGATAAAGTACCAGCTTTGTTAGAACCAGGTGAGTTTGTAGTTCCTAAACCTGTTGTTGCAAAAGCGGGGGTTGAATTTTTTCAGAATTTAACTCAAATGTTAAAATTCTCTAAGACTAAAGAACCCCGTCATTTTAAAGAAGGTGGTGTGGTCCCTGTTCA